CTGTCTGAGTGGATGCGTAAACAAGCCAATAAAGGTAATACCGGAAGCACCGGAGCAAGCGAAGCCGCCCCAGTGTCCGGTAAAGTTGTGTCAGGAGCCGAAACGGCCATCGTTCCTATCAGCGACCTAGAGATCGTTGCTGACGCCTATGCGCAGTTGGATGCGCTTAGGGCATGGGCGTTGGAGGTTGGGAAGGTGGATTAAATTCCCCACCAAATTCACAAATATTACTTTCCCAAAGACTAACAGCCCTTCCATGAACTGTTAGGTCTTTTGCCCTCGTCCAACCCAAGCATGTAACAATACCATCTTTGACGCCCCGACGGGGTATTACGCCCCATGCGCGGCCATCAGGCGGAGATGGAAGTTGAGGGTTTGCCTTTCTAACATCTTCTGTAGTAAATTTAGAGTTCTTTTTGGCGTAATCTACAAAAGCATTATAGGCTATATTTTTCCATGCCTCACCAGCATGGTCACCAGCCATCTCAGCCATTTTATGACCAAGTTTCAATCCATTGCTTGTCATTTGCTTTGCTCCCGTTCCTTGCGGCGCTCTGCAAACGTCTTTCCGTCTGCACCGCGCAAAGGCCATGCGCTGTCCGATGATACTCGGTGGCTCTTGCCCATTGGGGCTGCTTGTTGTGCCTTAATCATCTGCCAATACCTCCGGTGCTGGCTGCAAGCCTTCCATAAACTTGGCCCAGACTGCCAAAGCGCCAACCATGAACGGACCATCGTCCTGCTCACCATTTCTGATCTGGCGAATAAATTCCACGTTGCCGTGCGTCATCTCAACACGATCTGCGACTATGTTTCTAAGTTCATTAAGTGTCATATCAAAATACCTTTGCTAGTTTCTGTTCCCAATGGCGCTTATCTTCGCCAGTTGTTCGCGCTGCGTGATACTTAAACAGCGCAATCGCTAGTGGATCGTAACCACGGCCATCATGTGTGGAGACAGGCGGCGTCAGAGGAAGCGCGTCATCATCAGTATTCCTGCGCCTACTTGTAGCTGGAAAATAAGTGAGCGCATGGGTCAGGTCGCTCATTTTATACGAAGTGCCATAGTCCCGATTGATGTGCGCTAACACGGCGCTTCTGTCGGAAATATAGCTACAAAGATGGCGTACTTTATGTCGTATATCAGGTCTCATGATTGCACCTCTTGAATGTGCGTATCCATCCAATCGGCTAATTCACGCAAAGCGTCCGAAACCAATTTTATTGCTTTTGGATGCCCAGTATATGGGGGGCCAACTTCATCAATGTATCCCGCAACTATATTTTTAAGTTCAAAATCATAAACTGCATCATCGTAATTGCCGGGACCTAATGGCAAACTTAGGGATAGGGTTAATGGCCCACCGCCATAACATGATGTCAACATTATTGATGGCGGGGTTTCTTCAAACGCCTCTGTCACAACTTCGTTGACAGTTTTTGCAAAAGCAGCCTTAAAATCAGAGTTCATTTCAAACTCCCAACCAGACATTCTGATTGGTTCTCTACATATAATTTTATCAGTCATTTTTATAATCCTTAATATAATCAGATATTTGTATCTTGGCGTCTTCAGCGCCAGCACAAATAAAGCACACATAACCAACAGACGCAAGATAATTTATCCAATCTTTTTGCTCTGTAGATAATCTGCCGCCTTTGACCCGTTTCATTTCGATCCACAGCTTGAGCGCAGGAATGAAAAGGTCAGGGACGCCAGGGGCGACACCTTCGACCTTCAACTTGGCTGCAACTGCCTTTGATCGAAGGCCACCGTTCGGAATCGCAAATATCCGCATTGGTCGGTAGGTCTGGCGGAACCACATTACAACTTCGCGCTGTTCCTCATGCTCTGTTGGTATTCTATCGGTCAAAATGGAACCTCCCATGACCAAGCGGCACACTGCCCTTGGCTATTAACGAAATCGGCTGGCGGATACATGTTAAAGGCAAAGCATTTTCCGTCCCCTGCAAAGTGGTCACAAGTGTGGCAACATTTAGGCGGACCTGCGTTCATCCATTGCTCATACTGCACCAAGAAATCCGGCTTAGGCAAACGCTTCATTATTCCATTCCCTTCTTAAAACCCTATGATATTTACCGTCGCGCTTATAGCTAATGACAATCGGCGGGTGAGCATCGTTCAGGCGCTGCGCCCAATCCTCAAGCAAACTTACGCCATCAAATGTTGCCCCTGCGCTTTGCGCTATCTTGACCAACTGCGTTATGGCCTTTTGTCCGGCGTATCCCTCATGCGTCACAGGCAAATATTCAGTCACACTTGGATCAGTCAACTCGCCATAATATGACACGCAGAGCATATCTTTGCCACTGGTTTTGCTGGTGTGCTTGCGCCACAGCCAATCAGTGACCACCATCTCTGTGCCAGATACACCCATAATGTCATCGTTGTGCAGCTTCAGAACAGCTTTCTCCGGCTCAGGAAACGCCATCCCGCAAGCCGGACATTCCTTGGCACTAATGGCGACCAGTTCGTCACAGTTATCGCAGACCTTGACCGGAGCCTCACCCGCCCCTCGCCCTTCCTCACCCTTGCGCTGTGGCGGGGTGACAGCGATGATTGGCCCATGCGTCCGTACAACCCCAGCGAAGTCAAGCACCAGGCAATGATCCGTATGTTCCTTCAGCCTCATGCCGCGCCCAGCCATCTGGACATACAGGCTGGCGCTCATGGTGGGGCGGAGCATGGCAATCAGATCGATGTTCGGCGCATCAAAGCCCGTGGTCAGAACATTGGCGTTGGTCAGCGCCCGTATCCGACCAGCCTTAAAGTCAGTCAATATCCTCTCGCGCTCCTCCTTTGGCGTTTCCCCTGTCACACAGGCCGCACTAATGCCTTCGCGCCTGAGCGATTCCGCTATGGCGTGGGCATGGTGGACGCCAGTGCAGAAGAACAGCCAAGACTTACGATCCTCTGCCAAGGCGATAACTTCCCTGACAACGGCATCGTTGTTCTCGTCGGTATCGACGGCAGCTTGCAGTTCGCTCTCAATGAACTCACCGCCACGCTTATGGACGCCTGACAGATCGTAATTAGTCTTGGTAACCTTGGAACTAAGCGGGGCAAGGAACCCCTTCTGGATCAGTTCCTCAATGGTCACCGGGTCGAGCAAATCATCAAAGATGGCTGGCTTATCCGTAATCAGCCCATGCCCCAGACGATATGGCGTTGCCGTCAGCCCAACCACTCGCATGGATGGATTGATAACCAGTAACGCATCCAGAAATGCGCGGTACATGCCAATTGCCTTGTGGTTGACCAAGTGGCACTCATCAATGATGCAAATGTCGATGTGTCCTACGCGGCTGGCCTTGCTCCAGATCGACTGAATGCCAGCGAAGGTGATGGGTTCGCCAAGCTGCTTCCTGCGCATCCCAGCCGAATATATGCCCATAGGCGCACCAGGCCAATGCTGGCGCATCTTCTCGGCGTTCTGTTCGATCAGTTCCTTTACATGGGTCAGCATCATAATTTTAGTGTCAGGCCAATTCTGCACAGCATTCTTACAAAATGCAGCAACAATATGACTCTTGCCTGATCCTGTAGGCAGCACCAAGCATGGGTTGCCTTTGTTGTTGCCCATCCACTTATAAAGGTCATCTATGGCGCGTTGTTGGTATGGTCGCAGCATTAGCCCACCACCTCCGCGTCAGGAAACATCGCCTTAATCGACAGAACGACCTGGTCGTCTAGCGCCTCTGCGTTGGCAAGTATCTCGCGGCTCTTGTATCCGCCTTTGCCATTCACGATCCACTTGTCGCCAATCTTCCACTTGACGCTGTGACCATCGTCTGAGCCATCCATAGGCCAATGCACCATGTCTGGATGCAGGATGTGGTCATCGCAGCCTTCGTGCTGGAAATCCTCTGGGATGGCGTCGGCTTCATGACGCTCACACCGGAATGTGGAATCCGCCATTGCAGTGCTGTGCGCACAGGTGCGGCAGTTGACACGCTTGGTCGGCTCCTGCTTGTGGCAGAAGCTGTGTGCCGGACAGAACTTGCACTGATACCAGCTAGGGTCGGCACTGCACGGCTCAGGCATACGATCTGACATGGCGATGCGCTTGCCGCGTATAATTGCGTTTTCGGCCACCTTCTTGTCGTACTTTACGCGCTCGGTGTAGATGCGGTCATCGTCCTTGCAGACGGCCAGATAAAGCGCACGGTTAATGCTGGTCCCGTGCATATAAACTTGCATCTGAATAAAGTGCATGGGTTTGGACTTCTCCACGCCGTTCTTGACCATGTCATCAAATGATTTCTTTGAGTGCGTCTTAAATTCGGCCACATGACGCGCCTTGGGCGCCTCTGGGACGCCCTTTTCGATCACGCCGTCAAGACTGCCGCTGACATGGTTGCCAAAGTCTACGCGCCTTTGGCTGGAGCGAATATCGATACCAATGTTGCGAAGGTCACGGATAATGGTGTCTTCCTCGCTGTGTCCACGACGGAACAGGCGCAGGATGCGGCCATCGAAATCCTCGACCACTGCCCAGCGAAAGTTAATCCAAAGCCACCTGTCGCAATGGTGTCCCAGGAGGCTGACGCCCATGTGTGGACGCGGCCTAGACTTCTTGCTTGCATGGTATTGATCTATCATCGTTGCGATGGTATTAACTGGGTCGGGCAACTTGCTCATTGTGTTATCTCCTTTCCTACAAACTTCCCCCGCCCTAGTGATAGAGCGGGGGTTTTTGTTTACTTAGCCCAAGGTGGCTTTACGCCGCCGACAGATGCGGTAGGCTCTGGAGAAGCTGTGACCTGTGGCAATGCGCCGGATGCTGACTTGAACCCGCTAACTTCATTACGGGCATCGTAACCATTTTCCGCTGGCCTAATCTTGACGCGGATGCAGATGCTGCCGCCGACCAGTTCGTCAGTGTCTTGGATTTTAGCCAAGCCAACAGCCCTCATGATCTCACCAAGTTGCTGGCGACCAATGGCTTCAGCCCGTTCGCTCTGGTTGCGGACATTGACTGTGCCAAAGACCACACGGCCCTGCTGTGTCGGACCAGTGATATCATAGCGCATGTCAATCTTTTGACCTGTGCCAGCCTTGGTGTTGTTCAGTTCCGCCTTGGTAATGGTGGCGTTGTACCAGCCCTCTGGAATCAGATCATACGAACGATCCGAAACAGGAAGGCTGTCTGTCGAAAATGTTTCACCTAAAAATGCCATGTCTTAATCCTTTTTAACGATAGTGAATGATGGACGCCCTGGTGTTGAGGTAATTGCGTCCAGTAGTGGGGTAGTGATTGCTGGGTCAGTTGACTTCCAGACTGCCGCATTGATCTCCGGCTTCCACCGAAACAGGCATTCTAGATGCGCCATCAACCCATGCTCTATCGCAATCTCTTGCAGCTTATCGCTGTTGATCTTGCGATTGATGCGACCTTCGATCTTGACCTTGTAGCCGTCGGCTTCAAAGTTGGCCGTCTTGTCGAGGGTGGATGGGACGTTAAACTGCGCCACCATCTGATCCTCAATCTCACGGCGCTCTGCCGTTGCTTCAGCCTCTCTAGCTTTGGCATCCTGCCATTGTTGGTAGATGTTCATCACGACAGACCCCCAATCTTGCGGATGATTTCGCCAAGGTCAGGCGATTCCCAAGCATCAAGTTTGCCTGAGCGATCCTTAGCCAGCCACAGACCATCGCTGTCGCACATGATGGCGCGTTGGCTATTGCCGTCCGCATCACGCTCGACCCGTAAGGCAAGGACTTCGTCAAAGAAATAAGGCAAACCCTGCGTCAGCGACTTCCCCGGCATGGATGGGTTATAAAGCAACTTGCCCATCTCGTCGGTGGACTTCTCCAGTTTGGCGCTCATGTAGACATGCTTGTTTGGCAAATCACGGAACGCACGGATCAGTTCCTGCATGACCGTGTTGAGTTCGCCATAAGCAGCGCGGCCATCCTTGTTGGTGCGCAGTTCATGTTGAAGGACAACCTCGGCCACTTCACTGATACTGTCGAGTGCCACGCTCTCAAAGCCAGCCGCTTCTTCGCTGTCCTTGGCCCACGCATACGCCTCGCGTAAATCTTCCATGTTCTTAATTTCAATATAGGCAAGGTCAGCATCCTGAATGGACAGCAGTCCACCTTCAGCCGACAGAACCACAGGGTTCGGCAGTGTACGGATAAGAGATGTCTTACCAGCCCCAGCCTGACCATATACAAGCAGTTTTACACCATTGGCGGTTAGACCTCCGGTCTTTTTTAGATTAATAGCCATTGAAGGCTCCTTTCGTTTCAGCACAATTCGGACAATCCAGTTAGTGCGTAGAAATGCCTTTACAGCCAAATTTTGATATGTAAAGGAGAAAAATAACATTAAAAAGGAGATAGTCAGTGGTTGAAATAAACTGGATTAAAGAAGGGCTGTTAGATAGACGCCCAAAGGTTGTGGCGGAACGCACTGGTCTGCATGTCAACACCGTTACCCGCATAAGGGATGGTAAAGAAGAAAACCCCAAGATCGACACGCTTAATAGGTTGGCGCGTTATCTGATCGGGGAAGGGGAATGAAGGTGCTGGTCGCTTGCGAATATAGCGCAACTGTTCGTGATGCGTTCCGTGCCAAGGGGCATGACGCATGGTCTTGCGATCTGCTGCCCACTGATGGTGACCCGCAATGGCATATACAGGGTGACGCCCTTGTTATGGCGCACGGACATGATTGGGACTTAATGATAGCCCACCCACCCTGCACCTATATGACGAACGCTGGGGTCACATGGTTGCATAAAGACCCAACACGTTGGGAAAAGCTGGATGAGGGCGCTGCCTTTTTCAAGGCTCTTTGGGATGCGCCAATCAAGCGCATTGCCATTGAGAACCCTGTCATGCACAAGTATGCCAAAGAGCGGATTGGTGGTATGCAGCAGACCCAAACTATACAGCCGTATCAGTTTGGTCATTTGGAACAGAAGGCAACGTGCCTTTGGCTCAAGGGATTAATGCCTTTGCGTCCTACCACCGATCTCAAGGCAGAGACAAAAGCGTTGCCTGATAATCAACGCCAACGGTTACACTATCTTCCGCCATCTGCCGACAGGTGGAAGTTACGCAGTACTACTTTTAAGGGAATAGCATCAGCTATGGCTGACCAATGGGGATTTAATAATGGCTGATCTAACAAACATTCTGGGCGGCTCATGGTCACCGCCAGCAGAGATTAAAGCAGACCCACCGGAACTACAGCTTCGTGACGCCATAGAGAATAGTGGCATGACAGCGCCAAAGGACATTGTCCTTGACGGCAAGATGCACCGCTTTAACTCTGGAACCAAAGGCAAGGGCGGACACGATAAGTCCGGCTGGTATATTGCCTATGGCGATGGTGTTCCCGCTGGCCGCTTCGGTTGCTGGAGGGCTGGCATGGAAATGACATGGAGGGCGGACGTTGGCCGTAAGCTAACGCCATCTGAAGAGATGGCAAATGTCCGGCGCATGTCAGAGGCCAAGGCCGCACGGGACATCGAACTGGCTAAATCGCGAGAGGTGGCATCGAACACCGTCGAGAAGATTTGGTCAGAGGCCACCGCTGCCCATCCAGATCACCCGTATCTTTCCCGCAAAGGGATTGGCGTCAATGGCGCGAGGGTCACAGGCGACGGACGGCTGGTGGTTCCCCTGTTTAGTCCCAACGGCAAATTATCATCGCTGCAATACATAGATCGTGAGGGCGGTAAGTTATACCACGCTGGCGGACAGACAGGCGGCTGTTCTTGGATGGTCGGCACAATGGACGAACCTGGGGTTGTATATGTGGCCGAAGGTTTTGCCACAGCAGCCACTATCCATCAGGTAACAGGTCGCCCATGCCTTGTGGCCTATTCTGCGTCCAACCTTGTGCCTGTTACTGGTGAGGCGCGGGACAAATACGGCCCAACCCAAGAAATCGTCATCGTTGCGGACAATGATGCGTCCAACACAGGTCAGAAGTATGCCGACCAAGCATCAGCCAAGTTTGGTGCGCGGACCATAATGCCACCCTTCCAGGGCGATGCGAACGACTATGTGGCGTCTGGGGGCGACTTGTCTGTCCTGCTGATTCCACCCGTTTCGGATTGGCTCATCCCAGCCGACGAATTCTGCACTAAGCCAGCCCCGATCAAGTGGATGGTCAAGAACTGGATACAGGATGATGCCCTTATCATGATCCACGGGCCGTCAGGCGGAGGCAAGACCTTCGTGGCGCTTGATTGGTGTCTGCACATTGCCTCCAAACTGACCAATTGGAACGGACACAGGGTCAAGAACGGCACGGTGGTCTATCTGGCTGGTGAGGGACATCACGGTCTGCGTTCGCGTATATCAGCATGGAAACAGCATCACGGCGTATCCAGCGTCAATATGTGGCTGTCGAAGGCTGGCTGCGATCTGAACACGCCCGAAGGCTACATGAAGGTGGTTGAGGCCATCAGGGCGCTACCGCATCCGCCCAGTGTCATTGTGGTCGATACCCTGCACAGGTTCCTGTCCGGCGACGAGAACAGCGCACAGGATGCCAAAACAATGATCGATGCCTGTGCTGCGCTCATGCGTGAGTTCGGTTGCAGCATCATCCTTGTGCATCACACTGGCGTGTCGGACGAGGCCCAGCACCGTGCGCGTGGATCGTCGGCATGGAAGGGCGCGTTGGAGATTGAGATTAGTGTTGTCCCAGCTAAGGGCGACGGACCTATCCAGATCGTCCAGCGCAAGTCCAAGGATGCTGAAGAGGCAAAGCCTGTCTATGCTGTACTGGAACTTGTACAGATCAATGGCTGGTTCGATGAGGACGGGGAGCAAGTTTCCAGTGCGGTTATAATGCAAACTGAGGCTCCGCCTGAGACACGCAAAGAGGCAAAGCACAAAAGCAACTTCAAGATATTTGATGGCGCTTGGCATAAGGCTGGGTGCGAAGTCAGGGATGACATGCCTTACCTATCTCGCTCTGCCTTGATAGATCATATCATGAAAGAGGGCTTGGCTAAGAATGAAGATGCGGCAAAGAAAATGTGTCAGGAGAGCCAGACCAATAGGCTTATTGGTACGCTTGTTGTGAGCGAAATGGTGAGCAGACATGAGCATGGTTGGGTGGTTATTTGTCCCGATAATGCCTCGTCCATGATGATTTCAAGAAGTGACTATAAATAGGGGGTGGACAAGGGTGGACAAGGGTGGACAAAACAGAACTTGTCCACCTAAAGTGACGCTTTTCTGCGGGTTTTAAATAGGGGTGGACAATTAACTGGACAAGGTAGGGGCAAGGTAGGCAGTACTGGACAGACAGGACAACACACCTATAGGTGTTGTCCAATTGTCCACCTGTCCTGCGGGGTGTCCTGACCACTTGTCATTGGACCTCTGGTAATATAGAATTAGGTATGCGGAAAGGAAGATTATGAGTAAGAGTAATGATGAGTCTTGTGGGCAGTGTTTGTTCTTTCAGGGAAGCCCTTCAGGCTCTCATGGATTTTGCAAACGGTTCCCTCCTGTGTTCACGAACATAGACAATGAAGGTCGAGCCAAGTTTTTCAATCCAGTGACCTCACCGTTCAATTGGTGTGGTGAGTTCGAGGACACAGACTGATGTTAGCAATGCGGGTTGAGACTAGCAACTTTGACAGGGGCTTACGGGTTCTTGCCGAAACGCCTAATATGATCCGCAAAGCTGTTGTTGGTGCTTTGTCTGACACGGTGGACGATCTTTACACCCGTCAAGAGATGGAGATGAAAACCGTCTTCAATAAGCCGTCGCCATATGTGTTGAAGGGCTTGAAGAAAAGCTACCCTGGTGGCCGTGAGGGTCAATCGAACAGGGCCAGATTTGGTCAGGGTGTATTGAAGGCTGGAACCTACTTTGAATATTTTGGCGGCACTGGTTCGCCTGAAAGCATCGTAAAGCCACATGTGTTTGGCGGGAACAGGTCGCGCAAGGCATCTGAAAGGCGCTTACAGGAGCGTGTGGCATTGCTTGGCGGACAGGACACTGTCCAGGGCAGGAACTATCCCCGTGGATCAGGCGGTGACATCAATGGCGCTAGGTACAGCGAAATGCTGGCGGCTGTTGGCGCATTGTCTGAGACTGCGCGTAAAGCTATGCCTAAAAGCAAACAGCGGGATCGCAAGAACGTCAGCTTCTTTGTGATAAAACGCGAAGGGACGCCTATCGGCATTGCAGAGCGCCGAGGCAAGGACATTAAAATAATGCTTGTAAATACCAAAAAGAAGGCGGTATACAAAAAACGTTATGATTATTTTGGCGTTGGACAGAAGCAAGTCGCTTACAGTCTGCCGCTGCACTTTAACCGTATTATTAACCGAATGATTTCTAGGCTATAACATATGAACGACAATATCGAACACGAAGGCCCGAAGCATTTGTTTGCTGCTGACCTGTTAAACTCTCTTATGGTGCTGATGGACAATGCCGCAAATGAAGGCCTGGATCGCCGCGATGATGAGGGATTGATTTACGATTGGGCATTCTGGTCTGGCGAATGCGCCAAGGCATTGGGCGTAAAGAAAATTTAGCCCATAAATCGTATGGGGGCAAATTTTGGCCCAGAAATCGTATGGGGGATTTTTGCTCCATAAACCGAGGGGGGGTCAATTTGGGCGTTCCCCGTCTGTTCCCGTTTCGCTGGCGCAATAATGTTGCGCGGCATTGGAACAATGTTGCCAGCGCGATAGGGCGCGGCAATCCGTCAATTTTATGCTTTATATATAGGGGGGCCACGCCATCCTGACGTTCGGCTGTTTGTTGACATTTGTTCACTTTTATATGTCAGCTTGTCGTGGTAGGGCTTGCCTGTCGGAGCGAAACGGCCCGATTTTTAAAATAAGGATTAATTGTATGTCTAATATCAATATCGGCTTACTTGTGATTGCAACTTTCTTGGCGATTTTCGCGGCAGCACTAATGTTTGGTGTGAATGTTATGGAAGGTCACCAAGTCCTTGCTATCCTATGCGCTTCTATGTTTGGCATGGGCCTAGGTGTTGCAATTATTGAGGGCGCACAAATCGGCGGGGGCAAGTAATATGACCATCACACTGAACCTTGACTATGCTCGCAAGAATGAGGGCTATTACTACGGCGAAGGCTCCGCCATGCTTGCTGAACGTGTGGCGCTTGCCGCTGCCAAGCGTAAAAGCCCCAAGGGCCGCGCTACCGCCGCCTATAAGGCCTTGTGCAGCTTCGCGGCTGACATTGGTTGCAAGCCTGAGGTCGAATGCTTCATGCGCCCTGAACGTGGCGGATGGCGCGTATCATTTGAAGCTGGCCCTTATTCGTGGGCGATGGTTGCCAGCGATGCCTTAGCGCAAGTCGGCATCTTCGCGGAGCCATATTACAGCTTCGACCTTTGTTTCTACCCTGAGTGAATTAATTTTAGGAGTTTAATATTATGACTGATATTTCATGCAACGGATGGCGCAACGCCGCCACTTGGACAGTGGGCCTATGGTTCAACGATATATGGGCAGAGATGGCAGAGGAAGGGCAAGGTATCACCGCTGACCTTTGCCGCGATATGGTGGAAGAGTATGTTTATGACCTAATCGGACGCGATAGCACCACGGCGGGTTTCATATGGGATATGCTTGACCTGAATGTTGTCGATTGGGACGCACTGGCAGATCATCATGCACCATTGGGAGATGACGCATGACCGACCAAAACCAAACAACGCTACAGGAAATTTATTTCGACCTGTGCGACCTAATCGATAGCGGACAGGCAGACGGAATTGCTCTTGATCAATTCGCGGAATTCAAAACGCTGTCCGAATTTTTAATTGAGCAACGCGATAAAATCGCACTTTTCACATAAATAGAAGGAAATTGGAAATGGATATTCAAGCGCAAGCAATGCGCGCACTTGACCTGTTAGAAAGCAGCGAAGTGATGCATGAATTTGATGACAGCCTATGGCTTAAGGTAGACCGCGATTTGTGGGAAGCGTTTATCGGCGATGATGAGGGGCAGGGAAAATGAGCATGGTAGTGACAAGCAACAATCCGCAATCGTGGCTCGAAACCATCTGGGATGCTTTGCATATAGCAAGGGAAGATTGCATTCCTGAAAGCGACCCTGATTATGATAATCAGTGGAATGATATTTGCGAAGCGATGGCGTGGCTCACTGAGAGCTTAGGCTTAGAGCTTGATAACAACGGCGATTATATTCAGATCGGAAATGGACAAAATGAACATGGTATTTGAACTTAACACTGAGGCAGAATTGACGAATGCTTTGTCGGATTATTGCTATAAGCATGAATTGCCCCATGTCTGCGCGAATGAGTTGCTGATGGCTTGCCATAGTCATGTGGTATGGCTGGCAGCATTTTGTGACCAATGGGAAAAGGTGCAGGGCGCAAATGGTAGGCTTGTGCAATCAATGTTGGAGCAGGGTTTTGAGGTGGAACAAGGTGGCGGTGGCTGCCATGTCTTATCTATCGACATGGAAAATGGCGCGTTTGTGTGGGCCACTTGCCTTGATGGGGGCGGATTGCCTGAGACTGACAACTGGATGGTCTGCGCCTATGGTGATGACATTGATGACATCATATTTGAATTGCGGAGTGACCAGAACGATGACGAATTGTCACTCACTCAGGCGGTGGCACTGGCCTTGGATGTTGCCAATGATTTTGAGCCAACACCTTGCACGAACTGGCATAGGCATAGGGATAGCGGGCGCGGTCAGTGTGTGGATTGCGGGGAGTTCATATGACACAAGCCGAAAGGATAGCAGCCGCCTATTGTCAAATACTGGCCGAATGGCTTGATGAAAGGCAATTGACCAGCGTCATAAATGGGGAGGCTTGGCCTGATGACTATTGCGATGGTAACGTGGCAATGGAGGCAGCCTTTGAAAGCCTTAGCGTTCCCCTGTGGGATGATGCCGAAGAGGCTGTGCGTGATGATGCAATCATCATCTGGAATGATGCCTATGACATAGCAAGCGCAAGGCGTTTTAAGGTGGTGATCAATGACTAGGGTCAAGGCGTGGCGCTTATCACGCGCACCAATGACGCAAGAACAAGCGGCTGTATTGCTTGGCCTATCGTGGCGTCAGTATCAGCGCATTGAAGCTGGTCAGTGCGCGGCGTCAGGCTCAGTCATTCGATTAATGGAGTTAATGAAATGAAACATATAGAGACAACAGTGACGCCAAGGCTTCGCGCACAAATAGCATTGCTGGCAATACAGATTGATGAAGGGCAAGCGCGGCTTGATGCTTACATCAAACAGCAGAACAAGCCACACCTTGTGGCTAGGCGGTGGCTAAGGATGCAACTCATTCGATTGTTCAACTAATCGCACCACGAATTAAAACTATCGGGGGCCACTGGCCCCTTTTTTTTGCCCTTGCCCTTGCTGGCAGGGGCTTTTCTTTTCCCTATGGGAAGCCGGGAATTTGCCCGTTGCCAGCAATGCCATAAGCTTGATCTAAAGCCCGTTAAGGCTATGCCGTTGCGCTTGGCTATATAGGTAGCAAGGCCTCTCATATTAAGGCCATAGGGCCGCTCTGTGGCGCTCTAAAGGTCTATTTTCGACCATGCAGAAAGTAGGTTCTTCCAGCCAGATGCCCCGTGCGGGTGATTAGGAGCCCAAACAATTTCCAGAGAGAGCAATTTCCAGACCTATTCTTGAAATATTGTTTCGCAGATTTGGGCTAGACAGGCTGTGGCCCTGATGTCACAATGTCAAAACGCATCCATAAAACCTGTTTTAAACTGAAACTGAAATGATATTTTCATACGAATTTAGGAACCATTGTGACAGCACAGCAGCGTAAACCTACTACTGGTGGGATTCTGATCGGCTCATCCTATGACGAGGCACGAACCCGCAAGGTAAATGCCGAAGCCGAAATCGCAGAACTGGAACTTGCCAAGATTCGCGGCACTTTGTGCATGACCAATGATGTTGTGGCGGCTTGGGAGAGCGTCCTTCACGCCTGTAAGGCAAAGTTTCTGGCCCTGCCTACTAAAGTCGCGCCAATTTTAGCCACAGAGACAGATGTTGTTGTCGCCAAGGATTATTTGGAGAACGCGATCCGCGAGGCGCTGACCGAATTGTCTAACTACCAGCCCAGCATCGATCCTGTCCGCACCGGATCGGTGACGCAGGAGGCCACAGAGGAAACGGCGGTTGTCGAGCAGCCAAAGCGCAAGGTCGGACGCCCGAAGAAGGGCCGGACGATAGTCGTATGATCGAACAAGCCACCAGACAGGCCGCATTAGAGTTAATGGCGAAGGCCATGCACCAGATGACGCCGCCTCCGCGCATGAGTGTGGCGCAGTGGGCTGACCACGAACGAAGGCTGGACTCGCAGAGCAGTTCGGAGCCTGGTCGATGGGTCACGGCGAGGGCTGAGTATCAGCGCGGGATCATGGATGCCTGTTCGGACCCGCTCGTCAAAGAGGTTGTGGTGATGTGCGGTGCGCAGCTTGGCAAGTCTGAGATGTTGCTCAACACAATTGGTTACCACATGGCCCACGATCCTGCGCCAATTCTAATGATGCAGCCAACCGTGGACATGGCTCAGTCGTTTTCGAAGGACCGCGTTACTGCGGGTCTTCTCCGTTCAACCCCTTGCCTTCGGGACAAGGTCAAAGACAGTAAGGCTAAAGATGCAAACAATACTACTCTACACAAAGTTTTCCCTGGTGGCGCTTTATCTCTTGTTGGCGCTAACTCTCCTAGTTCCCTTGCTTCTCGTCCGATCCGTGTTGTTCTTTGCGATGAAGTTGATAGATATCCTCCTTCTGCTGGGGAAGAAGGCGACCCTATATCTCTTGCCAAACGAAGAGCCGCTACATTCTGGAACAGGAAGATCATTCTAGTATCCACGCCTACAAATAAGGGTGGGAGCCGGATCGAGTCTGCATATATGGAAAGTGACCAGCGCAAGTTTATGGTTCCGTGCCACGATTGCGGCCATAAACAGGTTTTGGCGTGGTCGAACGTGACTTGGACTGACGATAATCCCAGCACTGGAGCATATCACTGCTCCGAATGTGGGTCGGTCTGGTCCGATACGGAGCGGCACAGGGCTGTCCGGAACGGTGAATGGGTTGCTTTTGCGCCGTTCAATGGCGTGGCTGGGTTCCACCTGAACGCACTTTACTCGCCTTGGTCGGTCCTATCTGACGCCATCGAAGAGTTTCTGGCGGCTCGGAAGAACCCAATGCGGCTTAAAACCTTTGTAAACACCTTCCTTGGTGAGACATGGGAAGATGCTGGCGAGGGCGTTGATGATTATGCTGTGGCCCAGCGCAAGGAAGATTACGAAGGCATCCCTGATGAGGTGGTGCTGCTCACGGCTGGAGCCGACGTTCAGGATGACCGCGTCGAAGTCGAGATTGTGGGCTGGGGCGCTGGCGAAGAAAGCTGGCAAGTCGATTACCATGTGATTTACGGCGATCCGTCTACCACACAGCTATGGCACAAGGTCGATGAGGTCTTGCTGGCGACCTATGAGCATCCGTGTGGTGAGCCAATGCTTGTCCGTGCCACCTGTATCGATACTGGCGGACACCACACACGCGCCGTTTACAACTATGCCAAGACTAGGGCTGGACACAGAGTGTTCGCCATCAAGGGTGTTGGCGGCGAGGGCAAGCCGATTGTCGGGCGTCCGTCCAAGAACAACATCGGCAGGGTTCCGCTCTACCCCATTGGCGTTGATACTGCGAAGGAAGTGCATTACTCGCGCCTAAAGATGGACGAGGCTGGCCCAGGCTATTGTCACTTTCCAGCCAAGCGGGATGACGAATACTTTAAGCAGTTGACTGCTGAAAAGCAGATGATCCGATACCACAAAGGCTTTCCGTCGCGAGTCTGGGTTAAAACGCGAACAAGAAACGAGGCTTTGGACGTTAGAGTGTACGCAATTGCGGCACTTACAATCCTAAATGTAAATATGGATAGCGTGGCTCGTAAGTTTTATGCTAACATGGAAAAGCATAAATTGCCAAATGCGGAAGAAGCTGATAAACCCCATCCTTTAGCGGGTGGTAAAAAAGCTGTCCGCAGGGGTGGCTTTGCTAACAACTGGCGCTGAGGGATAATGGCTAATCTTTTTGACGAGAACGAAGCACCAGAAGGCGAACCACTGAAAATCGTTGTTGGCGATTTTATTCAGTGGAAGAAATCGTCGCTTGCAGAGACATACCCTCCTGCACTTTACTCTGCCAACTATGTTGCGCGGATCACCGCTGGTGGCACAAGTGAGATACAAATAGCAGCTACTGAAACAAGTAAATACTATTTGTTTACGGTCAGCAGCGCAACATCCGCTGCTTTTGTTTCAGGCTTTTACCATTGGCAACTTGAAGTTACGCAAACGTCAAGCGGCAACCGGATTGTGGTTGAGCGTGGCGAGTTTGAATTGGTTCAAGACCTTGACAATAATGGCGCTGATCCACGCACACATGCTGAGATCATGTTAGACAAGATTGAGTCCTTGCTACAGGGCCGCGCTGACAAGGATGTATCTTCCTACTCTATTCAGGGTCGCTCTATTGCGAAAATGTCCATTGTGGACTTGTTGCAGTGGCGCGATTATTATCGCAAGGAAGTTTTAAAGGAGCGGCGCGATAACGCTATTGCTCTTGGAAAGCCGACCAAGACCACGATGAAGGTACGTTTCCTATGAGTTTGTGGCGTGAAGCACTGGGCTTGCCCCAGAAAAAGAACAAGGTAGCGAAGCGTAATTATCACGCTGCGAACACAGGTCGGCTATTTGCCGACTTTATGGCATCTAGCCGCAGCCCAGACAGTGAACTGCGTCCTGACCTTGTCTTGATGCGTAACCGTTCGCGTGAACTGGCGCGGAACGATGTCTATGTTAAGCGTTTTCTGAACTTGCTGAAGACCAACGTGGTTGGTGAAAAGGGCATGACCCTGCAAGTTAAGGCGCGGAATACTAACGGATCACTGGACGCTATCGGCAACCAAATTATCGAAGACAGCTTCTACCAGTTTGCTCTAAAGGGCAATTGCACGGCAGATGGTCGCCTAAGCTGGATCGACTTGCAGAAATATGTGATGGAAGCAACGGCCCGTGACGGCGAAGCATTCTTGCAGATTGTCCGCAACCGTTCGTTTATTCACGGCATTGCATTTCACCCCATCGAATCTGACCAGATTGATGAGCAGAAAAACGAAAAGCTGCGTAACGGACGCGAAATCCGCATGGGCATTGAGGTCGATGAGATGCAGCGCCCTGTTGCTTACTGGGTGAAGAAGCGTCACCCCGGCGACTCTGAATTTTCTGCAATATCTATGAATGTTTCAGATCGTATTGACGCTAAGAATATTATTCACGTTTACGATCCGCTTCGCGCTGGTCAGACACGGGGTGAGCCTTGGATGTCACCAGCTATAAGCCAGTTGAAGATGCTAAATGCTCACCGTGAGGCTGAGTTGGTCGCCTCGCGTATGGCTGCGTCCAAGATGGGCTTCTTTACCTCAGACACTGGCGAAGATGCCCCAGCCGACGATTACGACAATACTGTCCCGATCATCGATGCTGAACCCGGCACATTCCACCAGTTGCCAAACGGCGTTGACTTTAAGCCATTCGATCCGTCGCATCCCGCCACCGCCTTCTCTGATTTCCAGAAGGGCATCATTCGCGGTATTGCGTCTGGTCTTGGCGTATCTTACGCTGCGCTGTCTAACGATCTGGAAGGGACATCCTACAGTTCCATCCGTCAGGGTGCATTGGAAGAGCGCGATTCTTACAAGATGATGCAGCAGTTCCTGATGGAGCATTTTGTCATCCCTGCTTACAACACTTGGTTACGTCACGTTATGGAGTTCGGTTTGATACCAATTCCGGTATCACGCTTTGACAAGTTTGCCTCTGCATCAAGTTTCCGTCCACGCGGCTGGCAGTGGGTCGATCCGCAGAAGGAAATCAACGCAGCCGTCACAGCTATGCACAATGGCGTTATGTCTATGCAGGATGTTGCTGGTCAGTATGGCCGTGATGTTGAAGAAACATTTAGCCAGTGGCAGCGTGACAAAGAAATGGCGGATGCCTTTGGCTTAGAACTAGCATTCTTCCCGTTTGGCGGGAACGAGGCAACTAAGGGTATAGACGAAGAAGAACCGATTGATTGATTGTTGCGTAATTTGGTGTTATTGTTTCGCTGAAACGCTTTTTGGAGCAACTTATGTCAGAAGTTGAAGATGTCGTAGAAACAGAGGCTGTCGAAGCTGAAGTTGCCGTAGAGGTTGAGGCCGTAGAGGCTGAAATCGTTGAAGAAGCGGCTGAGGAAGAGCGCAAGTCTCCGGTAGAAGTGCTTCACCGCGCCATCCACATGCAGCCAAAAGCGATCTCGGAAGAGAAGCGCACTGTTGAGATTGCCGTATCTTCTGAACTGGCGGTTGACCGCTCGTTTGGTCGTGAAATACTGGTCCACGAAAGCCAAGCCATTGATATGGGCTTTGTTGCTTCGGGCCGTGCGCCACTGCTTCTGGACCATGATCCAGAGCGTCAGATTGGCGTTATTGAATCCGTGGAACTCTCTGAGGACCGTGTTCTTCGAGCCAAAGTCAGGTTCGGGCGCTCGGCACTTGCTCAGGAAGTTTTTCAGGACGTTGTCGATGGTATCCGGTCGAATGTGTCGGTTGGCTATCGCGTCAACAAAATGGAGCGGTCAACGACGAATAAAGATGAATATCTTGTTCGTTCTTGGTCGCCCCTTGAGGTATCTGTCGTTTCTATCCCTGCTGACCCGTCAGTTGGCGTGGGTCGTAGCGCGGCTGCTCTCGAACCCAAACCTACCATTGAACCATCCATCAAGAAGGAAGTCAAAATGACTGACGAAGTAAACTTGGATGCGGTTCGGGCCGAAGCTGCTGAAGCTGCTGCCAAGAACGCATCTGCAATCATCGAACTCGCCGCTCGTCACAACAAGCGTGATCTTGGCGATGCCGCTCTCCGTTCGGGCAAGAGCATTGAGCAATTCCGTGGTGAATTGCTTGACGTAATCGGTTCGGACAAGCCACTTGCAAACGAAGACATTGGTCTGACGAAAAAAGAAATCCGTCAGTTCTCGGTTGTTCGTGCAATTGCTGCTCTTGCCAACCCAACTGACCGTCGCCTTCGCGAAGCTGCTGCATTCGAGTTTGAAGTCTCGGAAGCTGCCGCACAGCGTTATGGCCGTGGCGCACAGGGCGTTATGCTCCCAACCGACATTCTCGGCGTTTGGAAGCGCGACCTGAACACCAGCGATGACAACGAAATCGTTGCAACGAATTTGCTTGCTAACGAGTTTATCGACGTTCTGCGCAACTCTTCTTCAGTAATGCAAGCTGGTGCGCGTATGCTCCCAGGTCTGCAAGGCAATGTAGCAATCCCTAAAAAGGCTTCTGCATCTGCTTCTGGCTGGATCAGCACCGAAGGTGGCGCTGCTTCTGAGTCGGAACCAACCTTCAGCACAGTTTCGCTGACACCAAAGAACATCGGTGCGTTCACCGATATGACCCGTCAGTTGATCCTCCAATCGACTCCTGCCATTGAGCAGTTGGTCCGTGACGATTTGACACAGGCTCTGGCCTTGGCAATCGACAAGGGCGCATTGGAAGGTTCGGGATCGTCCGGTCAGCCAACAGGTATCTTGAACACCTCCGGTGTCAACAAGCCAACCGCGTTTGCTGCTGCTGTACCAACCTTTGCTGAAATGGTTGCGATGGAAACTGCTATCGCAGAAGACAACGCTCTGTTCGGCAACTTGGCCTACATCACGGACGCAGCCACTTATGGCGGCCTGAAGACGAAGGTAAAGGACGCTGGTTCGGGCATGTTTGTCCTCGAAGGCGGTCAAGCTAACGGTTACAACGTAATCCGCACTCAGCAAGCAACTGCTGGTAACGTTTACTTCGGTAACTTCGCTGACTGCATGATTGGTATGTGGGGTGGCCTCGACCTGACGGTTGATCCATACACCGCATCCACCAGCGGTACTGTCCGTATCGTTGCGCTTCAGACTGTAGACGTTGCACTTCGCAACGCAGTCTCGTTCGCATACAACAACGACACGGTATAAGAAATGTTGAGGGCTGATATTTGGAAGTCGTATCAGCCCTCGACTTCTTTGGAGAATGCTATGCAATACAAGTGCATCCGTGGCGTAATAACATCGCAAGGCCCACTAAGCGTGGGTGATGTTGCTACACTTCCACATGGCGAAGCCTTGGTGCTTATCGCTCAAAAGAAAATCGAAATCTTTGAAGAGGCTGTCCGCGTGGCTGAAGCCCCAAAGGTCGAGCATCGTGATCCTGTAATCAAGCGTAGTCCTAAGAATGGGCGTTGAGAGCGCAAATGATATTCTCGACTTTTTTGAAGTCGATGATTTTGCAGACACTGCCACTTACACTCCCGTAGGTGGCAGTGCTGTTTCTGTTAATGGCATCTTTGACGCCCCTCAAGCCAGCCGTAACGCAACAGACCTGATGGACGTTACAATCGCAGCAACGCAATTTGTTTGCCGCACCGCTGACGTACCTTTGGCTGCTGACGGCGATGAAATCATCATCCGCTCTGTCGCGTATAACGTGCGTGTTGTTTTAACTGATGGAACTGGCGTAAGTACCCTTATTCTCGAAAAGGTGTAACATGAGCCACGTTCGGCAACAGATCAGAGATTATGCCGCTAACCTATTGATTAGTTTTATCTATGATAGGTTTGGCATCGTGATACAGGACCGTTTCGGCGCGAATCTTTCACCAAGGGTAGGTGAAGATTTGCTTTCTACTGGCACAATGTACAAATTCCGTAAGTATGCGCTTGATGATGCGCAGCTTCCTGCTTTGTGTGTTTACACCACAAACGATGTCACAAGATTAGCCACTATGGGTAATCGCACCTTATCGCATAGCCTTGAGCTACGGGTTGATGTGATTAACAAGGGATCAAGCATTAACATATTCGAGAACATCGAAGGTTTCTGCGCTGAGTTAAATAGCGCGTTTGAAACTGATTACACATTCAGAGGTCTTGTCAAAAGCTGTGTGCTGACACAGGCAGATTTTAGCGTCAATACAACTGGCGAAAAGGCAATCGGCACTGGCAAAATGATTTTTGACGTTAAGTACATGACCGCCATCGATAACTGCCAGGTGTCTATATAATGTCGCACATTAATAACCAGATACGCGACAGAATCGCTGACATTATAGGCGCTCTGCCTTTCTTTTCTGGGCGCGTATATAAGATGCGATCCTACGCCTTGGATGATGCCAAGCTGCCAGCGGCTGTTATATACACGAACAGTCAAAGCAGTTCATTGGCGACCATAGGCACAAAAACATCCATAGGATCACTGCAAGTATATGTTGATATTTTCATCAAGGGTTCGAGTTCAACAATCATAAACCAGATAGATGACGCCTGTGTTCTGATTGAGGACGCGATTGGCTCTGATTTCCAGTTGTCAGGATTGGTGAAAAGCTGTATTCTATCTGAGTCTGACGTTGACATTGATGTTGAAGGCGAGAAGCCAGTCGCTAATGCGCGGTTGTCTTATGCGGTCCAATATGTTACGTTGCTTGCTGATCTGGAGACACCGCGATGAAAATGGTCAAAGTTTACAACAAAACTGGCGATGAGATACTCGCCTGTGAGTGTGATCTAGAGCAATATCAGTCGAAGGGCTGGGATGTTAAAAAGGCTGCAAAGCCAAAGGTTCAAGCAGAGAAAGTCGAGGAGTCTGAGTAATGGCTACGCATACCGGAAGTGAAGGCACAGTCCGCGTTGGACTTAATGCCATTGCAGAGATTCGTTCTTATTCTGTCGAAGAAACGGCTGATACCGTCGAAGACTCAAGCATGGGCGACGCATACCGCACTTTTAAAACCACGCTGAAGGGCTGGTCAGGATCGGTTGACGTATTCTGGGATGAGACTGACACCAATGGTCAGGTTGCTATGACCGTAGGCACAGAAGTAACCATTAACTTCTTCCCTGAAGGTGCAACGGCTGGTCAAACTGAAAAGTATTACTCTGGCACAGCTATTGTTACTGGTCGCACCGTTACTGGTAGCTTCGACGGCATGGTCGAATCCACAATCACGCTTCAAGGCACTGGTGCTTTGACGCTGTCCACCTTGGCGTAAGGACACTTAAATGGCTACTCACACTGGTTCTGAAGGCACTGTTCGCGTTGGCGCAACTAATGCTGTTCTTGAAATTCGCTCTTATTCGGTTGAAGAAACTGCCGATACCGTCGAAGACTCAAGCATGGGCGATGCCTATAGAAGTTTCAAAACCACTTTGAAGGGTTGGTCTGGTTCGGTTGATGTGTTCTGGGATGAGTTGGACACCACAGGCCAAGGCGCATTGGTCCCAGGATCAGAAGTCAACGTCCGCTTCTACCCAGAAGGCACGACAACGGGCGATATTTATTACACAGGTCAAGCCATTGTAACGGGCAAGACTATCACAGGCAGCTTCGATGGTATGGTGGAATCCACTATCACTGTTCAAGGAACAGGGGCTTTGACTAGCGCGGCTGTATAATTAGAAGGATAAAATATGAGTATTGCCAAGCGTATCGCAGAGCGGACATCGAATAAGCGTCACATCGACGTTGCAGAATGGGGTGATGAAGGCAAGCCAGAGAAGGTCTATTATGGCCCTCTGCTTGCTGGTGAACTGAACCGCATTCAGCGCAAGCACCCTAACTTTTTGGGTTCCGCATCATTTGATGCAATGGTTGACCTTATCATTCTCAAAGCTGAAAATGGTCAGGGCGAAAAGCTGTTTACGCTTGAGGACAAGGCTGTTCTGATGCGTGAAGAAGTATCCGTGATCTCGACTGTCGCCGCTGCATTTATGAGCGGAGATAGCGTCGAGGAGCAGGAAAAAAACTAAGAAACGATCCGCTTAGGTATAATCTTATTACCTTGGCGGATCGGCTCGGCAAGACCATCGCAGAGATTGAACAAATCTCAATTGAAGAGTATAACGAATGGGTAGCATTCTTCAAAGTGAGTGAGGAAAACCAGAAGCGTGGCAGAGCAAAATCTTGATTTCAATATCATTGCCCATACGCAGGGCATGGAGCAAATCGCTAATCTGATTAATCGGGTTGGTGCGCTTGAGGCTGAAACCAAGAAATTAGCTGCTGCCAATACTGGCCTTACAAAGTCTACCGAAGCTGTTGTTGTCAATGGGAAGCGTTATAACACCGCCCTTGATGCTCAATCAAAGGCCTTGCGTAATGCGCGTCAGGGAACCCAGCAGCTTGGTATGCAAATCAACGACTTTGCCACCAGTGTTTCAACTGGCGCAAGTCCTGTTCAAGCATTTAACCAACAAATTGGTCAGGTCGGCTTCGCCCTATCAATGATGGGCGGTAGGCTTGGCGCGGTTGGAAACTTCCTTGCTGGTCCTTGGGGTGCTGCACTTCTTATCGGAACAATGGCGGTAAGCTATTTAATTGAAACTCTTTCCGCTGGTAGTGAGGCTGCTGCTAAATTAGATGTTGCTTCATCATCTTTGGGTGAGGCGCAATCATCGCTTGGGGATATGTTTGATATATCTACAGGCAAGATCAAGAGCAACACAGCCGAAACGCGCCTCAATACGCTTGCCAAAATTGCAAATCTAAGGGTTATGGCGGCAGAAGCCCAAGCGGCTGCTGATGCGCGGTTTAATAAGATTGTTGACCCAGGTGTTTTTGAACGAGCCAAAAACATTGGAGCAGACGTACTGGGGATGGTATACACCCCTGGTGCGGGTATGTTCCCAGGCGTCTTCAACAAAGATTTTGTTGCTAACTTGGAGGACAGCCGCAAGGGCGCTGTGGCATTCTATTCGGTTGCAGACGCCGCGTTTAAGGAATTGGCTGCCGGATCAAAGACCGCTGGCGCAGAAATTGAAAACCTATTCAAGAAGGGTGACAAGAAGTTTCAGCAGTATCTTCTCGATAAGATGAAGTCTTACTCCTATGCAAAGGGCGCTGAATTAGGGCAGCAATCATTCGATCAAGGAGTTCTTGATTCTGCACTTATAAATCCAGATAAAACAAGGGAAAAAAAGCCCAAGGCTGTTTCAGAAGCTGATAAACTTCGCGCTGCTCAAGAGGCAGTAATTGCAGAGTATCAGTCAGGAGCCTTGTCGCTTGGTGAATTTGAAACTAAGTTGGTTGCAGTCACAGATGCTTTTCAAGATGCTCAAAACCCAGCGCAAGATTGGTTAAAGCAATTCAAGGAAGCCAATGACAATGTTGAAAAGTTCAAAAAATCAACAAATGATCTGACAACAAAGGCGCTGCCAGATTACATAAACAAACTGCGCGACTTGGAAGCCCAGTATGAAGGTATCCAAAAAAGTGAGAAAATGACAAGCGATCTTCAGATCGGCTTTATGAATGCAATTAAGGCTACTGCAACTGGCCCAATAGATACCCTTATTAAAAAGTATGAATCTCTTAATACTGGTATGACGCAGTTTGAGCAGGATCAGGCTGCGGCGAAAGCTGTGCTTGATGCATTAAGCGCGGAAACTGGCGAAGCCGCTGGCGTTGGTGCTGATGCCGCTAGGGAGGCTATCGGCAGACTAGGTCAAGCAATGGAAGACGCTAAAATCAGAGAAAAAAATGAAGAAATAAAGAACTCATTTGAAGCAATTGGCAATGCTGTTGCCAACTCATTTAAGGGCATGATAACTGGCGCAATGTCTTTTAGGGACGCAATGAAAGGTATCATTGGTGCAGTCATTGATGAGTTGTTTAGGCTTTATGTTGTTCAACAGATTGTTGGCGTAGTAAAAGGCGCATTAGCAGGTATTGGCCTACCAGTACCTGCCTTACCAGGTAAGGCAGTGGGTGGATCAGTAACGGGCAATAAGCCCTACATGGTCGGCGAACGAGGCCCAGAACTATTTGTTCCTGGCGGCAACGGCACAATCATTCCAAACCAAAACGTGCGTGGCGGTGGTGGGGGAAGCAACATCAGCGTCAATGTTGACGCTCGTGGCTCAAACGATCCGGCAGCAGTCCGCGCTCAGGTTCAACAGGGCATCCTTGAGGCTGCTCCGGCAATCATAGCGGCGGCAGAGTCACGCACAATCTCAAACCTTCGTAGGCCGCGCCTCGGTGGAGCAATGCAGTAATGGCTACAATTACATATCCTTCAACGCCAAGGCCACAGGGCATGGCATGGCGGCTGGTTATGCCAGCGCAGACCAACGTATCTGATTGGACGGGACGGCGTCAGACGCTTGCCTCTGGCCGTGGCTGGTGGGAAGCCCAGATTACTTTCCCTCCAATTGTAGGCACACTTAGCATCAATGCTTGGCGCTCTTTCATTGCCAAATCGCGTGGTGCGGCAAACGACTTTCAGGTTCCCGTCGATCCTGTTGCGCAGTCGGCTGCAACAGCAACCCCACTGGTGAACGGCGCTGCTCAGACAGGCCGGACGCTGAACACTGATGGCTGGCCTCTGTCCACTACCGTCTTACAGGCGGGTCAGTTCGTGACCATTAACAACCAGCTTTTGCAGTTGACTGAGAACGTAACATCCAACGGCTCTGGCGTGGCTGTGCTGACGTTCGAGCCACCTGTCAGGGTTTCGCCCTCGGACAATGCTGCGATTGAATACAAGAACCCATATTGCCTAATGTATCTGGTAGAGGAGCCAACGCTTTCAGTTGAGACAGGTTATGTGTATAGCCTCTCGCTGAACTTACGGGAGTCCTTCTAATGGTTGATGCAACCACACAGGCCGCGCTTGAAGCCACAGTCGTTAATTGGCGGGTGCTTATTTACGCTGACTTTGTTGGCGATGTCCTGCGCGGGACAAGCGGCATTTATAACAAAACAATATCAGGATCAGGTGATTCTGAACTGGATGGGACTTATGAGGGCTTCGATCACAACCTGATACAAGTAAGTCCAGTAAAGCATAATGAGCAAGGTGCAGACACAGTCAGCATTTCCATGAGTGGCTTGATTGTAAATAATGCTGACTTTTTAGCTATTATTGGCGATAAATCAAAATGGCAGGGTCGTATTGCGCGTCTTTGGTTTTATTGCGTTGACCAAAACGAAAATCAAGTCGGCTCTATAATTCCATATTACACCGGATACATGAATGAAGTTGGCATAAACGGAAACTCCAGTACGCAGACAGTTACGCTTACAATAGAAAATTATTTAGTTAGCATCGCTGGCGCACAGAATAAAACTTACCTTATTCAAAACATCTTTGATGCTGGCGACCTAAGCGGTGAGGCATCTATCTCTGCTGCCAACGGTATGGCGGAGGCTGGCAACTACGGCTACGGTGGTGGCGGTGGCGGTTACAGCGATGGAAGCAACGGAAACTATCGATGAGAATATCTGCTTGGGAAGAAGCTTTAGCTGACTACATTGCCATCAAAAGGCATGAGCCGTTTGAGTATGGCGTAAATGACTGCTGTCTGTTCGCGGCTGGCGCTGTAATCGCGGTCACGGGTGAAGACCCTATGCCTGAGTTCCGTGGCAAGTACGACAGCCTTAAGGGCAGCCTTAAAGTCATCAAAGAGATTGGCGCAGGGACACTTGAAGCGACGATGGATTCAAAGTTCTTGGAAATAGAAATAGGTCATGCCCAGCGCGGAGACTTGGCTTTCTTTGATGATAGCGTTGGTGTAGTAATGGGCAACTTCGCTTATTTTGTTTCAGACGATGGGCTAGAGCGCGTTAACCGATCCCTATGGGACAAATGCTGGGGTGTTGGCCGTGGGTAAGGTTTTAAAAACAATTGCGATGGTTGCGGCAATAGGCGCTTTGATTGTTGCCACTGGCGGACTTGCGCTTTTTGGAACAACCGCAGGAATAACACTTTTTGGCATTAGTGCAGGGACGCTGACACTCGTAAGCCTTGGCGCTGGTATTATGGCAACCTTGCTGACGCCAAGGCCTAAGTTGCCGCCAACGCAAATTTCTAGGCTTAACGTCAGCCTTGATCCGTCCACGCCGCGCAAGGTTGTGTTCGGCACAACAGCCATGCCGCTTGATATGCGCTACCATGAATCCAGTGGAACTGACCAAGAATATGTTGATTACATTGTTGCCTTGGCTGCACATAAAGTTACGTCAATTAGCGAAATATGGTTTGAAGAAAAGCAAGCATGGACACTGGCTAGCGGCGTTACAGGCACTTATTCTGGTTATCTAAATGTTGACGTTCGCACTGAGGGAACTGCTGGCAATTACATTTCCATTAATGGTGGTGGTAAATGGGGTTCAAGCCGCCGCCTTACTGGTTGCGCTTATTTGCATCTTCGCATCAAGCGTACTGGCAATGATAAAAAAGCAGAAAGTCCACTGGCAAACGGCTTACCTAGCCGCATAACTGTTATTGGCGATGGCGCTCTTCTTTACGATCCACGCAAAGATAGCACTGTCCCTGGCGGCTCTGGTACACACCGCGCCACAGACCAAAGCACTTGGGGCGCATACACAAATGCGGATGACACCGATAACCCTGCCCTGCAACTGCTATGGTGGATGTTAGGCTGGGAAATTAATGGCAAATTATCAGTTGGATGCGGTGTCCCTTATACTCGCATCGACATGGAGTCGTTTATTACGGCTGCAAACATTTGTGATGAAAACGTCACGCTGGCAATAGGCGGAACCCAAAAGCGTTATCGCACCAGTGGAACGGCGTCCGATACTGATGATCGTTTAGAAATTATTAATAACTTTCTTGCTTCGATGAACGGTACGCTTCGTGACAATGGTGGCAAGTTAACCGTAACGGTAATGAAGAATGATCTTGCTGATTATGTTCTGACCTTTAACGAGAACGACATTCTTGGTGAGTTTGATTGGCAGCAGACAGGTGGTCTGACAGAAAATTATAACGTGGCCCGTGGCCGATATGTTGATCCATCATCAAATAGTCTTTATCAAATGGTGGACTATCCAGAAGTAGGCTTTGCCTCACCGGATGGTGTTGAGCGCGTTATGTCAGTTGATCTTCCATACATTGAGGATGGTCGCCGCGCCCAACGTATCGCCAACCAGATATTGCAGCGCAACCAATATCGTGGAATGCTGTCGATCACTTTTAACGCCAAAGCTTTGGGCTGTCAGGTTGGAGACATTGTGCGCATCAGCCTTGAGGCCCTTGGCTGGTCGAACAAGCTGTTTCGCGTTGTGACCCAAGAGATTCGCTTTGACGGCCAAGTGCCAATGAGATTGGTAGAAGAAAACGCTGCTATTTACGCATGGGATGCTGACGATGTTGCTCCGATAACACCGACTGCGCCGACCATTTACAATCCGCTTAACAGCCCATTTATTCTTGGGATTGAGCAGACATTCGATCTAATCGCAAAGCTTGACGATGATGGAATCATAACCATAGATGAGAAAATCCGTATTCTCATACCGAAGGCTGCTGAACTAGAAAGCTCATATCAGGCGCTGTTTTCAATAGCGACCACACGGGCTATTTCGACAACGAATGTCAACGCGAAGAGGACCGCTTGGCTCAATCTGCTTGCTGCTATTACGCCAGATTGGGATGACACAACCGAAGATTCACCAGTTGTTCGTAACAGCTTAGACACTGCTTTGCAGGAATATGTAAACGAACTTGAGTTGCTGAATAAGGCTGTAGCGGAATATACCACACGAAACGTCAACAGGGGCGAGTGGTCAGGCTCGTCCGTGTCATACATTGTTGGCGATTTTGTGCAGCGCAACGGATCAAGTTATTCCGTAATCATTGCCCATACATCAACGGCTCTTAACGGCCCTCCTGGAGCAAACTGGGCGCTACTGGCTTCGCAAGGCACTGACGGCGCTCCTGGCGCTCCTGGTGCAGACGGTGCAGACGGTGCAGACGGTGCTGACGGCGCTCCTGGCGCGGACGGAACTCCAGCAATAACTGGCTACCTTACCAGCGAGGCTGTTCAGCTATTTGCTTATGCCAATGGCGGTGTTGTTTCCTATACACCAGCATCCGGCAGCTTTAAGGTGTTTAGCGGCAATACGGATGTAAGTTCATCGTTTGCGCTTTCGACCCTGAGCAACCCACAGGCGCTGACCGTTGGGTATGTCGGACGTACCTATTCGGTCACGGCTGGCTTTGATGCCAACGAGGATACAGCCAGCCTTACGATCCGCGCCACCGGATCAGGAACCTATACTGGCGTAACAATCGACAAGGTGTTCTCGCTGTCCAAGGCAAAGGGCGGTTATGAAATCGTTGCTACACTGCCTACGACAAACTTGTTTGAAGGCCGCGTTGTTTTCCTAACATCAGACGACAAGCTGTATCGCTACACTGGGACTGCATGGACAGCGGCGGTTCCGGCGCTTGATATTACGGGAACCTTGGCCGATGCGCAGATTGCAGCCTTGGCTGCGTCTAAGATTACAGGACAGCTATCAGATAGCCAGTTGGCCGCGATAGCTGCCGCCAAATTGACGGGTCAGATTACCGGAACTCAGATCACTGATGGGGCCATATCAACTGCAAAATTGATGGCTGGCTCTGTTACATCAAATGAAATTGCGGCAAATACGATTGTCGCTGCTGATATTGCGTCCGGCACTATTACTGCCACGCAAATTGCTGCGGCAACAATCACGGGTGCAAAGATTGCGGCTGGTACAATCGCAGCTGGTAATATCGCGGCTAACACTATTACGGCAAACGAAATTGCTGCGAACACAATCACTGCCACACAGATTGCAAGCAACGCTATAACTGCGGATGAAATAGCGGCTGGTGCGGTAACGGCAGCGAAGATTGGCGTTACAGAACTCTCTGCCATCACAGCAACCGTTGGGACACTGCGGACGGCTACCACTGGGGCGAGGCTTGAGATTGCAAGCAATCAGATCAGGGTGTATGATTCCAGCAACGTGCTGCGCGTTCGTTTGGGGATTTGGTAATGCCACAGGGACTGCAAGTTTTTGATGCCTCTGGCAACATTCTTTTAGATACATCAACCATAGTGATGAAGAGGATGATTTCTTATCCGGTAACTGTAACCAGCACATCACCCAACACTATAGCTTTGAGTGTTCCTGCAACAAACACGGTTTTGGGTGCTATTGCAGTTCCGGTTTCGACAGGAGCGGCATCGGAAGTGATAGGAATAGAGTTAAGCGGCTCTAATCTTATTTGGACTGCGCGGGTAAACAATGGATTAAATTATAGTTTGGATGTGTTGATAGCATGACTGCTCTTTTTGAAGCCTATGATGATACAGGGAAATTGCAGCTTACTACGGAAGCTGTGACTTACTATGTATCCAACTCCTACTCTGTAACCACTACTAGTATGGGTGGCGGTGGCTATGGTCAGGTGATTATTAGCATTCCTAATTCAACTGATCTGGTTGCCTTTCGCTGTACAAATGGGATCAACATTTCAGGATACCGTGAGTTATCAAGCTACAGGTTTATTACTCAGACACCAGTCTGCACCATCCAGATTAAGATACTTAGTCTTGTAAGAAACCTAAGCCCAACAGCAGACACCTTTGGGCTGCAATTGTTTGCGCCAGATGGTACGCTTCAATTCTCAGCAGCACGAAACATGTCCTTTTTCTTGGATAGCGTATCTGTTTTTGGCGAAGATGGAATCGGTGATGTTGGGGAAACAATGACCTTTGCTTCCGGCAGCAATCCCTATGCAATTATCGCTGGGACTGAATATACAGGCTATACTGGCTGGGATGAGTTTGATAGTTTCCAACGCATAATCAATGTGGCTTATATGAACGCTACTACAATAGGCGTTGAAAGCGTGACCATAAATGATTGGCCCAGCTTGCCCGGTGGAAGTGGCGGTTATGGCGTTGGTGGGACTTATACTGTTTTCGCAGTCTCTTGAATACCCAGTTGGCATCCAATCCATAAAATGATAGGAAGAAGTTATGGCCTACATCTATGACCTAACTGACACTTGGAACAATGGCGGGACTTCGTTCAACGGCATCAAGATTAATGTCACAGATACCGCAAGTGCGGCTGGGTCGAAATTACTTGATTTGCAGATCAATGCTAATTCTAAGTTGAGCATCAGTAAAACAGGCAAACTAACTTCTTCTGATGTCATAGAAAGCACTACTGGTGGCTTCAAATTTCCAGACGGTACAACCCAGACCGCAGCAAGCCCTAGAACTTTGGCTGACTTGGATGATGTAGATTTATCAAATCTTGTTGATGGTAATGTTTTGTGTTACACAGCGTCAGTCAATAAGTGGCAAAATCAGGCGCGTGAAAATCTTGTTGACGGAGGAAACTTCTAATGGCTAATACACTGAGAATCAAACGTAGGGCAAGTGGCGGTGCTGGAGCGCCAGCCAGCCTACAGAATGCTGAATTAGCCTTTAACGAAGTTGATAACGTACTTTACTACGGTAAGGGAACTGGCGGCGCTGGCGGATCAGCGACAACTGTTGAAGCTATTGCTGGTAGTGGCGCTTATGTTGCTCTTGCTGGCGATCAAACAATTGCTGGCACTAAAACATTTTCCAGCACTATCAGTGGTTCAATTAACGGCAATGCCAACACCGCGACAACCCTTGCCACTGCACGAAACCTGTCTCTCACTGGTGATGCAACTGCGACCCTAAGCGGATTTAATGGTTCTGCTAACGTCAGCGCAACTCTTACACTGGCCACCTCTGGCGTAACTGCGTCAACTTACGGCACATCAACTGCTGTTGGTCAATTTACGGTAGATGCAAAGGGTCGGATTACCGCAGCTTCGGCAGTCAACATTGCCTTCCCAGTTACCTCAGTAAACGGCTCAACCGGCGCAGTTACTCTTACAACTAGCAATGTCGCTGAAGGCACAAACCTTTACTACACGGACACTCGCGTCAGGGCTAACCGCCTTGACCAAATGGCAGTGCCAACGGCAGCAGTAAGCCTTAATAGCCAACGCATCACAAACCTTGCAGAGCCAAGCGCATCGACTGATGCTGCAACTAAGAACTATGTTGATAGCGTAGCGCAGGGCTTGGATGTCAAGGCATCTGTTGTTGCGGCTACAACTGCGAACATTACGCTCACTGCGCCACAAACCATTGACGGCATTTCTGTCATTGCTGGTGACCGTGTTTTGGTTAAAAACCAAACAACTGCTTCTGCCAACGGTATTTATGTTGTTGCGGCTGGCGCTTGGACACGATCCGTTGACGCCGATACTTGGGCTGAATTAATCAGCGCATTTGTGTTTGTTGAGCGCGGCACGATCAACGCAGACACTGGTTATGTTTGCACAGTCGATCCAGGCGGTACGCTTAACTCAACTAACGTCACGTTTGCTCAATTCTCTGGCGCTGGCACATATGTTGCTGGCAACGGTCTTGCGCTTACAGGTAACTCGTTCAGCGTTACTGGCACTTCCAACCGCATTTCGGTTAGTGGCTCAGGCGTTGACATTGCTTCAACCTATGTTGGCCAAACATCAATCACCACGCTTGGAACGATTGGAACCGGAACGTGGAATGGCTCGACCATTGGCATCGCTTATGGCGGCATTGGTCTGACAACTGCTGTCAATGGCTTGTTGAAGGGCAACGGATCAGCTTATTCGGTGGCCGTTGCTGGAACTGATTATCTTGATCCAAACAGCACTATTGACGGCGGCACATTCTAAAAAATACCACCCTGCTATATAGCGAATAAAGGGAAGCCACATGGCAAATAAATTAAAGATTAAAAGGTCGGCAGTATCGGGCAGGGTTCCTTTGTCCACCGATCTTGAGCTTGGCGAACTTGCGATTAACACGTTCGACGGCAAGCTCTACACCAAGAAAGACAATGGCACGGCGTCCGTTATTGAGATCGGCGCTGGTGGTGGTGGATCAGGGACGGTAACGTCTGTAGCTGCGTCTGGCGGCACTACTGGTCTGACGTTCACCGGATCACCAATCACTACAACCGGCACTTTGACGCTTGGCGGCACTCTGGCTGTAGCTAATGGTGGCACGGGTGCGACCACCGCAACTACGGCCCGTTCGAACCTTGGTGCTGCCGCATCTGGCGCTAATGCTGACATTACATCAATGACAGCCATTACAGGCGGAATCTCATCGCCTGACTTTGTGCAGTTTGATACCACGGCGACTGTCACCCCTGCCGCTGGACGCCTATATTTCAACGACGGTGAAGGTGGTCTGTCCTACATGCTCAAGGGCGGCAATGTCGTTCAAGAGGTAGGGCAATCACAACAAGTGCTGGTTTATAACGGCACAGGCGCGACTTTGAATAAAGGCCAAGTGGTTTACAGCAATGGCGCACAGGGCCAACGCCCTACGGTTGCGCTTGCATTGGCCACAAGTGACGCGACATCTGCACGGACGCTTGGCATTGTCGCTGAGAGCATTGCTAATGGCGCAGAGGGCTGGGTAACTAGCCTTGGCATTATTGAAAACATCAATACATCCGCATTTACTGCTGGCGCACAGCTTTACCTATCAGGATCGACTGCTGGTGGTTTGACCGCAACTAAGCCTGTTGCTCCGATCCACATGGTCTATGTTGCGCGTTGTATCAAAAGCAATGCTTCATCTGGCCGTCTGTTCGTTACTGTTCAAAACGGCTATGAGCTTGACGAGCTTCACGATGTGTCTGCGGTTTCGCCAACTAACGGCCAAACTATCGTTTATAACAGCACGACAAGCCTTTGGGAAAAGAACACTGTATCGCTGACGGCTGGCGTTAATGGAACGCTGCCGATTGCTAATGGCGGCACAGGGTCAACCACTGCGGCTAACGCCCTGACTGCACTTGGCGCTTATCCAGCCACAAATCCTAATGGCTATACATCCAACACTGGAACAGTCACTGGCGTTACAGGAACAGCGCCTATTGTTAGTTCTGGCGGAACTGCTCCAGCTATCTCCATAAGCGCGGCTACTACCAGTGCGGCTGGCAGCATGTCTTCTGCTGACAAAACCAAACTTGATGGCATTGCAGCGAGTGCGAACAATTACGTTTTGCCAAAAGCTACTGCTACAGCTTTGGGCGGAGTTGAGGTGTTTGATGCGACAGTGCAGACTGTAGCTGCGAATGCTGTGACCAGCACGGCGTCACGGACCTATGGCGTTCAATTAAATGCTGCCGACCAAATGGTCGTGAACGTGCCTTGGACTGATGCAAACTCTGGCGGCACAGTCACATCTGTTGCGGGTACAGGAACCGTGTCTGGCTTGACACTATCTGGAACTGTAACGTCATCCGGATCGCTGACGCTTGGTGGTACATTGGCGGTAACAGCATCCAACTTTGCCTCTCAGACTGCCAACACTATTCTTGCTGCACCAAACGGCACGGCTGGTGTTCCTACATTCCGTGCGATTGTGGCGGCAGATATTCCGACTCTAAACCAGAATACCACTGGCAACGCTGCGAACGTCACTGGAACTGTCGCTATAGCAAATGGCGGCACAGGATCGACGACTGCGGGTGCTGCCCGTACAGCCCTTGGCGCGACCACCATCGGCGCAAATGTTTTCACGCTAACTAATCCAAGCGCAGTCACGTTCCCACGTTTTAACGCTGACAATACTGTGTCCGCTTTGGATGCAGCAACGTTCCGTTCAGCTATCGGTGCTGGAACTAGCTCTACTACAGGCACAGTCACATCGGTTAGCGGTACTGGCACTGTTAGCGGCCTCACACTCACAGGCAGCGTCACAACCTCTGGTTCACTGACCCTTGGCGGCACATTGTCGCTGACATCTGGTAACGTCACCACTGCGCTTGGCTACACGCCTTATAATGCGACCAACCCTAATGGCTATACAAGCAACGCAGGAACAGTAACTTCAGTTGCAACAGGCACTGGCTTAACTGGTGGTCCTATTACATCAAGCGGCACTATTGCACTGGCAAACACCGCTGTCACTGCTGGAAGCTATACCAACGCAAGTATCACAGTAGACGAGCAAGGTCGTCTTACTGCGGCATCAAGCGGGAATGGCGGCAGTGTATCCTACCCGCAGAACATTCAGAGCGGTAACTACACGCTCGTTTTGGCTGATGCGGGCAAGCACATCTATTCAGCCAACACTGGCGCACAGACCCTTACAATCCCAACGAATGCGTCGGTGGCGTTTCCTGTCGGCTCGTTGATTACGATTGTGAACATGGGTTCCAATAAAATCTTATTATCAGCTTCTGGTGTGTCGGTTATTCCTAACGGCAGTATCACTGCCTTACCATCGGCGCAGATACCATCTGGAACATCGGTTCAGTTATTAAAGACGGCTACTAATACTTGGAAGGCAACCTTTGGCACTGTTGCTGCCAATACAGTAACCGCAAGCTACCTCGTCATTGCTGGCGGGGCTAGTGGTGGTCGGAGTAACGGTGGCGGTGGTGGTGCTGGCGGATACCTTGAAAGCACGACAACACTAAGCTCAGGAACTACTTACACCATAACCGTCGGCGCTGGAGGCGCGGCTGTTTCGACCGCAACTCTAAGGGGTAACGACGGCAACAGTTCCTCGCTGTCTGGCACTGGGGTAAGCGTAACAACAACTGGCGGTGGTGGTGGCGGCTCACAAGGCGGGACTGCGGCAGGACGCAACGGTGGTTCTGGCGGTGGTGGTGCTTACCCAAGCGGCGCGGGTGGAACAGCAACATCCGGTCAGGGTTTTGATGGCGGCTTAGGCGCGACTGCAAGCGGCAATGGCGGCGGTGGCGGCGGTGCGAACGGTGTAGGTAGGACTGCGGATGCGGCAAGCCTCCCATGTTGGGGTGGTGGCGGCAAATCTTCTTCAATTACAGGAACGTCAGTCGGACGCGGCGGGGGCGGCGGCGGTGGCGGTCTTGACAGGTCCGGCGCTGGCACAAGTGGTGGTGGCAACGGGGCATATACTACTAACGCAGAAGCAGGAACAGCCAACACTGGCGGCGGTGGCGGTGGAGGGAGCAGTGGCCTTGGCACAAGTAGCGGCGCTGGCGGCTCTGGTGTTGTCATCCTTTCAATCCCGACTGCCGAATATTCTGGTGTAACAACTGGTTCTCCAACGGTTACGACAAGCGGCTCTAACACAATTCTGCAATTCAATTCATCGGGAAGCTACACAGCATGAGCCATTTTGCAAAAGTAGAAGGCGGCATCGTCACTGAAGTTCTTGTCATTGAGCAGGACGTTATCGATACAGGTTTGTTCGGTGATCCTGCACTATTTATGCGGACATCATACAACACATACGGCGGTCAGCATCCAGAAGGCCGTCCGCTGCGCATGAATTACGCTGGCGTCGGTTACACTTATGACGCGGATCGTGATGCGTTTATCCCACCACAGCCTTTTGCCTCATGGACGCTGAACGAAGATACTTGCCTATGGGAAGCGCCTACGCCTTACCCAAATGACGGCAAGCCATACACTTGGGACGAAGCAACGCTGGCTTGGGTAGAAATAACACTACCCAGCGAAGTCAAATAGTGTTAAATAATTTTTCAAACATACCTCTATCTTGGGGCATACAATGAGCGTTCATTCAATACTTAATCACTTGGGGGACAACGTGAAGCATATCGCTGATGGTTTAGCCGTAGCGGCTGCTTTTGGTACTTTGGTGCAGTTTCTGCCACCATTGGCATCCCTTTTGACGATAGTTTGGATGTCGCTTAGAATTTATGATTGGTTGGAAGCAAGGTTCTCAGGGGGGCACTTGCCAAGAGATTAGGGTGTTTAATGACTCCATTAAAAATAGACGAGAACCTGTACCAATATTGTACGCCTCGTCAGAGGGAAACCCTTGAAGCCATAGATCGTCTTGGCAGTGCTAGGGCGGCGTCCGTTGAATTGGGCATGAACATTGGCGGCGCAAGCGAGACTTATCTTGCCGTCAAGAAAAAGGCTGCGAAAAAGGGATATGCCCCAGAGCATGACTTCACTCGGCCCGTCCCTGATGGGTATGTCGCCAAGGGCGTCAGCACCTACTACAATGCAGAAGGCAAGCCAGCCGGACAATGGGTAAAGGCGTCACTAAGCCATCAGGCTCTGGTAGACGCCATGCGAGAGGCTATAGACGGCTTCAAGGACGAGATACTGCCAGCCAGTGTTATCGCCGCCCCAGAAGGCTCTGAGGAGCATCTGTGCAACCTTTACACCTTCACCGATTACCACCTTGGCATGTTGGCGTGGCACAAAGAGGGCGGCAGCGATTGGAGTATCGCCATTGCTGAAAAAACGATTCTGGCTGCGCTGGTACAGATGGTCAATCAAAGCCCAAATGCACACACAGCAGTACTCAATATCCAAGGCGATTTTCTCCATACCGACGGCAAGACGCCTGTCACGCCAGCGTCAAAGCACGTTCTAGATGCTGACAGTCGCTTCCCTAAGATACGCCGTTCCGCGATCCGGATCATCCGCTCACTGGTGGCGATATGCTTGCAACGCCATCAAGAGGTGCGCTTGATTATCGCTGAAGGCAATCATGACGAGGAAAGCGCAGGATGGCTGTCAGACCTGTTTGCGGTGCATTACGAAGAAGAGCCTCGCGTCACTGTCAACGATAGCGTCCTACCGTTCTATGTGTTTGAATGGGGCGCTACCATGCTTGGCATTCATCACGGCCACAAGGTCAAGAACGAGTCCCTCCCGCTGCTGTTTGCGGCACAGTTCCCGCAAGAGTGGGGCCGCACTACCCGGCGCGAGATACATTGCGGACATCGCCACCACAGGGACGAAAAAGAATATAATGGCGTAACGGTGGTGCAGCATCCAACACTGGCTGCTAGGGACGCTTACGCTGCGCGTGGAGGATGGATTGCGGATCGTGCCGCTTGGGCTATAACATACCACAAGAAGTACGGCGCTGTAGGGCGTGTAATGATTACAACTGAAATGCTGGAGATAACATGACTGACGCAATAAACCCACCGCACTACCAAGATCACCCATCGGGCGTTGAGTGCATCCAGATCACAGAACATATGAATTTCTGCCTTGGCAATGCCATCAAATATATTTGGAGGGCAGGGCTTAAAAATAATGCTATAGAGGACTTGAGAAAAGCGCGGTGGTATATTGACCGCGAGATAGCAAGGATAGATCATGAGCAATTTTCCGATTAAGCGCATTGTGGTCCACTGCACCGCAACCCGTGAGGGCCAAGATGTAAGTGCGGCCACAATCAAGGGCTGGCACTTGAAGCAGGGCTGGTCGGATATTGGCTATCATTATGTGGTGCGGCTGGATGGTCGGGTCGAGAAAGGTCGCCCAGACACTGCTGTCGGCTCCCATGTCAAAGGCTGGAACAAGGGCAGCATTGCCATTGTCTATGTTGGCGGTTTGGACAACGACGGTAAGGCCAAGGACACGCGGACGCCAGCGCAGAAGAAGGCGCTGAAGGAAATCATCACCCGCATGAGGGCGTTACACAAGAACGCACCAGTTATGGGCCACCGCGATCTGTCGCCTGACAAGGATGGCGATGGCGTGGTCGAGAAGCATGAGTGGCTAAAGGAATGCCCCTGCTTCGATATGCCAGCGTGGTTTGCTCAGGGGATGCCAATATGATTAGCTTGCTGTGGACACCAAACGGACGCAGGGCCGCTGCATTTGGAGCCTTGCTTGGCGGCTGCGTCATTATGACGATCTTCGCGGCTGTTGGCGTGTGGTTAGTGTCGGGAAACGCCGCGTACACCTTCTACCTAGCACTGGCTGCTCATGCGCAGATTATGCTTGGCCTGACTGCGTTTACTGCACTGTTTGTGAAAAGAAGCATAAAGGCTGGCAAAGATGGAATTGAGATAACTGATGCTAACTAAATTTGTTCCGTATCTAAAGTTCGCGCCATACGCAGGGATTGCCCTGTTCGCTATAATGGCCGCTGTGCAGTACGGCAACGCTCGGCACTGGCAGAAGCAATATGCTGCCTCTGAAAAGGTCGTGGCGCAGTATGAGGCCGCACAGGTCGCGGCCCAGGAATTAAACAAGGCAAAGGTCGCTCAGATCGAGCGCCAATATGCCGCCATATCAGAAAAGGCAGAATCCGATTATGAAAGACGTATTGCTGATAACCGCTTGGCTCTGTCTGAGTGGATGCGTAAACAAGCCAATAAAGGTAATACCGGAAGCACCGGAGCAAGCGAAGCCGCCCCAGTGTCCGGTAAAGTTGTGTCAGGAGCCGAAACGGCCATCGTTCCT